AAAGTATAGTCATCTGTGTCTAGCCAGTAAGGGTCAGCATCAGCACCTAAATAAGGGAAAGCATAATCTGAAAATGTATAAACCCCATCACTTGCTTGATACCAACCACGCATTGTAGTACAATTGCCAGTAGTAATTTCAAGGTCTTCATCGTAAACTGTTCCTGTAGTAAGGTCTATGGCATTGTCAAAAACAGTAGTAGGTTTTGTTTTGTCAATCCCAGAACCATATCTTGTTCCAATTGTATCGTGAGCCCAATCGTGCCAAGACAAATTTCTTCTGTAACCATGAGTTTCTTGCATTATTGCACCAGCAGTTCCATTCCAGAAGATTGTAGCTACTGGAACTTTAGTATACCAGTTAAATGGGTCTGTAGAGCTCGATAATGCCCCAGCAGCATCGTCAAATGATATAAAGTAAAGTGTATTAGCAGCTATCCCAGCAGAAATATCTATTGTAATAGCAGCGGCAGTAGTATATTTGACTCCTAGATACCAATATGTATTCTCTCCAGAAGCCATTGTTAAGATATGTGTACCATCTACGAAACTTAAAGTCCCAGAGGCTTCTGTCCCATGATAATTTGATTTTCCACCCATAAAGTTAGTGGGTGTTATTTTTTTAGTTGTAGTTGTACTTGTATCAACTATTGCGATTACATCATCAGCTGCGGGTGTTGCAGCTAATTCTGGTAGTCCGCTGATTTTTAAATTCGCCATATTTTAAATATTTTAAGTAGAGAGTATTTTCAAACTATTTCATATTCTCTTTTTTTTTATGCTATCGTTTCCTATGCTATCGTCAAAACTCCGTCTGCTGCATTGAAATCAATCTTGAAAGTATCTCCATTAGCTAAAGTAACTGCACTACCATAATCATAGTAGCAAATTAACTTGTCACCCGTAGAACCGTCATCATAGATATAGACATACTGGAATGGTCCGACTGCTCCTGTAGCTGTTAATGTCAAATCAGCACATACTAATTTGTATGTTCCTGCAGTTTGAGCAGATGTGCTAACAGTAATCACTCTTGAAGAACAATTAGTATAACTGACCTCAGTAAGGTCTGCTAACTCGTCCCAAGCAGCTTCATGAGCCGTATTAGTCAAAGCTATTGTTAACTCAGCACCACTCAAATCTATGAGTTTTTCTGCCAAGTTTTCTACGAAACTATTTATCTTTGTGAAAGATGCCATATTTTTATTATTTATTTATTATTTAACGACCCCAAGTTTTATCTAAAGATACTTACTTTTACCGTAAAACTCCCAGCTGGAGTTCCAGTACTCGTGATAGTATCAACTATCTTCATTTCCTTAAACGCTAACGTTTCTGGTGTCATCCAAAAAATGTCAGTTCCAGTAGCAGCTCTTGTAACAGAAGCAACTCTAGTTAATGATTCACTATTTGCTTCAGCAGTATTAGTAATTAACATGGCATAAGCACGGAAATTAGTACCATCAACTGAAACAGTAACAGTTAATACCCCTGACCTAGTAGTGATAGTAGTTCCTGTATACTCGATACAAATAGCTTTAGCACCACTTATATCAAAAGCATCACTAGTAGCGGTTGCTGTAATAGCTGAGTGAGGAGTAAGAACCTGTAAATCACCTGATGTGTATGCGTAATGTTCTACATTCATATTATTCTTTAATGTTTTAAATTTTTAACTTCGACTTTTCTGAGTTTTTATTTAGTGTAATGTTTATATAAAATCTTGAAAGATTTTCTCGCTATATTTAGTGGAGAGTCATGAAAGAACTTCATTACTTTTACTCTATCTTTTGTAGAAACTTTAAGATTTTCTTTAGTTCCATAATCGCCAGTTCCAACTGCATACCTAGCTAGTGCTTTCGTATTAGTCCATGCTTGTTTAAGTTTTTTTCTCATTGTTTTGATTTAATTATTCCTGTTTACTTTTATAGAGAAACAGGTAAAGAACTATCTAATTGCAAGATTAGTTTAGTTAGGTGTAATTCCAACACCGCAAGTTGCAGTTCCAGCACCACTAGTCATACCATAACCGACAACTGTTAAATGGTCAGCTACAGAACAAAATGAAGTAGCATTAGTTGCAGGATTAATGAAGAATAAAGACCCTTCAACTAATCCAGATGTAGAATTAGCAGTATCATCACAAGCTATTGCACTCAAAGAAGTAACAAGTGAATTCATAAACACACAATTTTTAAATGTGTTATTGAAGGCTAATGAATTCGTATCATAAACATGAATATGTTCATAATCAGCATCTGTAGTTGTAACTGTAAAGTAACAATTTTCAAATGTATTGTGTTTCATTCTAGCACTACCACCAGTTCCTTTGATAAGTAATCCAAATCTAGCTGCTGCGACTGTAACCCAATCAACTCCAAACCTACAATTCCTCCAGGTAGTAGTATCACCTCTAGCTTCAACGTGTGAAACGGCTGCTACATTCAAGTCTGAGAATTTGGCGAACTGACAATTAGTATAGACAGTATTTTCACCTGCATCCCACAAAGCTGTTACGCATAAAGCACTACCAGTTCCAGCATTTGAGATATACACATTAGTAAATGTATTACCAAATCCTGTTACCTTAATAGTTGCTGCGACTGTAAGAGCATTACCTGCTGAAGATAGCTGTATTTCAGGTTGAGGGTCAGTAGCTCCAAATGTACCTAATCCAACAACATGGATTCTGTTCTTTGCCCAAGTAAGCATTGTTGCTAACGTATAATGAGAAGAAGTTGCTTGTAAGACAATAACATCATACATATTGGTTGTACATTTATTGTAAGCTGCTAATAGGGTTTTCAATGGTCTGTCCATTGACAATCCATCACTAGCATCTGAACCTGTGGATGAATTTACAAAGAAATAAGTTCCTGAAGAGATAGGTATTCCACCCATTCCAATGGTAGGAACTCCAAAACTTGAAATTCCGTTAGGATATTCAGTTAACATAATTTTTTAATTTTGTTAATTATTTTTTTATTGACTTCATTATTAGCAAAATGAATCGGAATATAGCCACACTTTACAAGTTCTTCGTTTTTAGAAGTATCTTGTTTGTGTCCGCTAATTTCAATAGCATATTTACCTATAATAAAATCAATTTCCCGATTTTTGATTCGAACTTTAGTCTCAAAAGGTATATGAAGTCTTTTTAAGATTTCACTAAACTTTCTTTCGGCTTTAGTCGAATTGAATTTTTTCAGTTTTTCTAACTGCTTTCTCATTACTCTATGATTTCTTGCTCGGAGAAAGAGAGCTTGAAATATGTTGAGGATTATAGTTAATCAGCCACGACCTTTTCTTTCTTATTTTTTTTAACTTCTTTTAAAGAATCCTCTGATAAAGTTGCTGCTGTATCTCTGTCATCATTTTCATAGACCACCTGTTTAACCTCTAACTTTTCATCGAGTTTCTTTTGCTCTTCCCCGATAAGACGAATTAAATCATCTTCTCGAACATCAGAAGTTGCATCGATTCCTAACTCCTTAGCTCTGAGTAAAAGTTTTTCTTTACTTTCATCAATAGAAAGAAGTGGAGAATTTTTATCACCTTCCTTCCGAGCTTTGTCGTAGTCCTCTAAAGTAAGGACTCCCTTGCGAACATATTCTGCAGGGATTTTAAGTTGGTATCGAGCATTCAATTCTTCATTATTCCAAGGAACGCCAGGAATTTTACACCTGCCCTTAGAATATAGTTTTGCCCAATCTACTGTTGACATAATTTTTAAGATTAAATTTTTGGGGATTTTTTAGAGAGAACCCCCAAAACTCTTTATCATGCAAGTGATTTATCAATTCTAAGAACCAGAAGCATTAGAACCCCAAATATAAGCTGGGAATCCAATACCTAAAGTGTAATAGAAGTCACAGGAGTAATCCCAATTTTTGTTGGTATATACTTGTTCTGGAGCATCTAATACAGGTTTCTTGGCAAACATAGATTTTAGGCTTTCACCTACTTTACTAGAATCTGCTAAGAACCAATAAGCTGATGTATCTGTATCATCAGAGCGTTCCTCTAACCTTTCCCAAGTAATCAAGTTCCTGATTTTACCCTTTAATGGGTTAATATCATTGTTTGCATTTCCAGGAAGATTAGGTGAGTAAAGAAGTCTCTCAGCTAAATCTTCATTAGAAGGAGCTACAATTAATGTATCAAGATTGATTGGTCTCACAATACCCTCTGGGTCTTTATGAGTTAAGGCTGCGACTCTGGCGGTGTTGATAGCATCTCTGCTTAATTGTGCATTAGAATCGATAATGTTGGTAAAGACATCTGAATTTACGTTATTACTATGACTAGCATTGAATAACATAATTCCATCAGGTCCAAGTCCAGAACGAGTAGCACCATAGACATCAGTATGTGAATTTGCCCATCCATAGAGCAAAACATCTGCATAACTTTGGTCGATTTTATCGAATGCATCGATACTAAGAGATTTGATGAGTCCTTCAATTTGATTGTACAAATCGAACCTTCTCATTTTATCTGTAATAGAGGCGATAGCACCATAGTATGCTTGTGTCCAAGTGATAGAATCTCCTTCTTCGCTTGTTATTTTAGGCAAGTCCTGACCTTCAGCTACTTTCTGAATACCAGCCATTCCGTGAAGAACTAGATGGTCGAAAGTTAACCTGTTAGTCATTGTTACGTCAAAAATTTTACTACCTTTCATCTCTGCAACTTGTGTTTTTGCGACTTCATTAAAGATAGACTGTAAGTCGTCTGTCAATGAGTCGAAATCTGCTTTTGTAATCATGAATTATTTATTAGGAGGCTGTAAATCGTTTGAAATAACCTTGAACCGTTTTAGTGACTGCAGTTGTACCTTTAAGTCTTTCAATTAAGAAAACTTTTTCGGTAACAGCGTCATGGTTAATGGTTGAGGATGTTGCTAAGTCGCAACGAGTTCCACAGTTAGCTTGGGCTACAGCTTCATCAGAAGTAACCTCGAATCTAACACCATCTACCATTATTACTGAACCTTCAGTGTGCTCTGAGTCAGAAGTTGTTACGTCTTCCATGGCGACATATAATATATCTTCGCTTCCAGTTGTAGCTTCCGTAAGATAGCCACTAGTAACAATTAATGCCATACCTTTAGTGATTGTCTGGTTGACTGCATATTTCAAGTCAACTAATTTACCACTATCGTATTGTAACGGTTTAAACATTTTTTAAGTGTGTTATTTTTTATCGTACCACTCACTAATCGACTCTTTCTTAGGTAACACCGATTTTCTTTTTTTAGGAGTAGTATCTGTTTTTTCTCCCTGACCAACGCCTTGTTCCTGCACAAGACCAGCAGTATCTTTTTTGGTTTTGAGTTTCCCTTCATCTTTCGGTGAAGAGGCATTCTTTTCCCAAAGAAAATATGCATCTTTAATGTTTTTGAGGTAACCCTCAACTGTATTACCGTGTCTATTAGCATAATATAACATAATGTTATCGTAATGCTTATCTAGATTAGGCATACTTTCATCAGCTAAAGATTTATCAATAGCTGCTTGTTCTATGCTTTTATAGTAATCAGCTTTCGTAAGAAATTTTTCAGGTTCTTCGAAAACATCTTCTTGCTTTTCTGCAGGTTTTTCAGTGTGTGGTAATTTAAGATTTTTAAGTTTGGCTTTTTTAATTCCAATCCTATAATTCTCATTATCACTCTTCAACTGTTCAAGTTCGGCTTTAGAGATTGTGACTGAATCATCGTCTGAATCATCAACATCAGTTGAATCATCATTAGTATCTTCAGTAGTTTCTTCTTCTGATAGACCAGTATCAGTAGAAAGTTGCTTCTCTTCCTCTTTTAAAGTCTCTTTTTGTTCTTCCATGTGTTTTAAAACTTTTATTTTAAATGAGTAGTTCGCTCATCTGTGGAAAAAACCCTCGACTAAGAGGGCTTAATACTACCTAGAACAGGGAACTCGGTGAAACCTATTCTAAGCAGTATAAAACCCTCTAAGGTTTTTTTCCGAGTTCCTTACTTGATGGTAAGGTACGTTATTTTTTTGATGGGGCTTTTACTTTTTCTTCTGCTTTCTGTGGTTCTACGTTTCCTGTTTTCTTTGCTTCTTCTTTCTGTTTCTCTTCTGTTTCTCTTTTCGCAATTTCTTGATAATCTACAACGATTTCATCTTTCTCTTGTACGAATTCATTGACTGAAGACATAACTTTAGAGATAAGATTATCTTTCTTTGTATTTAATCGTACTTCTAAAACTTTCTTCTTCTCATCGTAATATTCTTTGTTAAACATATTATTTTATTTGTTTAGTTTTTTTTTACGCTTGGCTTCTTCTTTTTCCCAAGCATCTTTAGCTTCGGACAAAAATCGACCTAATTCAATACGTTGCCCAATTAAAGTATCATATTTTTTTTCACTAACTCCTGACCCCATCTCCTGAAAGATTGCCATATCCCTCTTATGAATATAACCACTAAAACAAGGTCTAGTGTAAGAACTCCATAACCATTTCTGAACATTCTCTTTATTAATAGGAGTATCTTTAGACAATGGAGTAAGTAATCTTAAAAGTAATCTTATAAGTAATTTTCTCATTATTGATTGTATGGTTCACGTTTTATGTTTGGCATCCCTTGTATAGGTGTCATGCCAGTCTTTTGTGTACCAGTTTTAGGTAAGTTACCTTGGTCCATTCCTTCCTGAGGATTTGGTAAACCTTCACCAGTATTATATCTTTCTGGATGGTCTTGATATGCTTTAAGGAAATCTGCAAATAATACACCTTTATTAGCAGCAAAGATTTCTGGGAACATTGAAGTAATCCCCTGCATCTTCTCTGCAACCATCATTTGGTCTTGAGCCATATCCTGTCCATGTAAACTTTCGGAAACTATTTCTATATCATAATCTATATTATCAAGATAACCAGCTAACAAAACTAACTTTTCAAAATTCTCTCCCTTTTTACTCATAGCCTCTTCTTCTTTTGTAATAGATTTAGGAGTAGGGAAATCAGTTTGGTCGCCAACAATATCAATAGCTAAAGTTCCAGTTTGTCCATTAGTCAATTCCTGATTAGGAATAAGAAATGTTTTATAAGTTTTAACTTTTTCTTTTCCTGCGACTTCTTCTACCTGTGGTTGTGAGTAATTTAAGAGTATGTTGTAAATTCTTAATCTAGTCTTCTGAATCCACAAATCTGTAAGGAACATAAAGAATATCCCTTTCATCTTTTTGGCATTCTCATTAGCGATTACAACTTCTCTTGCAGTTACACCTTTACCAGTAACTCCTTGCTGAGTTGAATCTACAGTTCCTAAGTCTAATCCTCTAGATGCTAGATTTAACATAGTAAGTTCTGGCTGAGTAGCTGAAGGAACCTTCATGTAATCTACTTGTGTAATATCCTGTACATAGATTGTACTTTCTAATCCTAGTTCTTCGTCTTCTAAATCTAATAAATCTTTATTGACTTGTCCTACTAACATTGATGGAGACAATGAACGATAGGTTTTGTCAAGTAACATATTGTAAATTGAATTCAATACATCTTGAGCATCCTGATTCGCATTTGGTAATGAGTTTCCATAAAAGAAATTCCTTTCTGCAAATGGTTCAAATATAGTTTTAGAAAATGGATAATACTTTTGCTTTCTTCCCCAAAGAAGTGGAGAGTCTAATAACAATACACCATTAACAATAATAATATATTGGTCATTTAACTTATTGTAATATTTTATAACTTCGTATTGGGATTTCTTTAATCGTGCAGACCATTTTGATTGAAAGAATGTTTCAGTATCATTTTTAAATTCATCTAAATTACTTTTGATTGGAACATATTTCCAATTAGCAAATTTTTCAAATTCAAATTCTGCTTGGTTAGCATCTAAATATCTTACCCAAGCAAGAGCAGGTTGTTTCTGAATATCAGAAATAAAGAAATTGTGTATAAATAATTCTGGTATTGGGACTAACTCATCAATACATCTATCGTCTACTATAACTTCTCTTTCTTCCCAGTCTAAATCACCAGTCTCTAAATTATATGAAGTAAGAAACTTTTGTTTGTGTTGTGTTTTAAGATAACCATCATATTTAATTACAGTACCTTTACCAGCACATTCCCATGCTTCCCAGAAGATTTCTGTTTCTGGATTAGTTTGTAATCTAGAATGTTTAACTAACTGATTCATAACATCAGCTCTATCTGGGTCTAACATTCCTTCAGGAGTAACACCTCTTAATTTAATTTTAGGTGGTGTTAGAGCAACAGCAGCAATAAATGCCTTGAGTTTGTTACGAGTAGCTTGATTAAAGACATTGGACTGCCAATCATCTTTTCCTTGTGATTCTTTAGTAGGAACATAACCCTGAACTCGTTTATCGGAATCATCTACATATTGTATTAAAGTCCTATCATTAAATTGTCGTCTTGTTTCGTTTCTTTCCTTTACCATCAATTCCAATTCGTCATAAACGAATTCGACAGTTTCCTTTGTTTTTTTGTTTGGACGATAAGCCCTATAGTCTATGTTTTTTATTTGCATTTTAATATCCTCGAGTTCTGTTTACTTCTGGTTTATTTTTACTTTTTAATTTCTTCATATCCTTACTAAACCTAGTCTCTGTATCATTTTTATGACCAGCCATCGGATTATCGGAATATAAAGCCATACGAATTGCATCAAGAGCATGGTCATATTCTTTTACTGGAGCCTCTAATGTTTTAGGCTCAGCTTTATTTGCTTCTTTTTGTTCTGCATAATGGTAACTAGCAAGTTCATCTAAAGTATTATGACATGTACTAAAGACAAAGAATTGATTGAATCTTATAAATTCTCTTACTCTATTGATTCCGCCAGCCACATCTTTATTAACTTCGTAACAAGTTAATCCAACATTTCTCATAGATTGGATTCTGTCTGGCTCGGCATTATCAGGGAAGAATTTTCTTATATTATATTGTTTTTGTAATGCTATTGCTGCGACATTAATCTCATCTTGAGTCCTTTTGTTATGATACCACTCATCAATCACATACCAGTTCTTATCTTCTAAATTATATCTTAATACAACTATAGCAGCAGGATTAGTATAACCGAAATCTACACCAGCGATTGTATATCCATCTATCTTCTTTGGAGAAACAATATGACTTTCATTAAAATCTTGATAGACAAGTCCATGAGGTTTACTGAACTCTCCCATGTACCTTCGAGAAAACTCATCAGTACTTAACCTCATTCTTTCTGATTCATAGGTTTCTCTAGGGAACCAAGGGTTCTCAATAGATTTCCAACTATATACTGTAAGGTTTGGGTCTTCTCCACGTTTCCAAGGTAGATAAAAATTCTGATACAACCAACCCATATTATATGGAGTAGTCGTAATCATAATCTGCCCACCTGTCATAGCAACACGAGAACGAAGAATTGTCCATGCCATAACTGGAGACTGCCCTAACTCATCAGCCCATATCCAACTTGCTGTTGTACCCTCGGCACCAAGTGGTTTATCCATGGAACGAATGAATACTGTTCCACCAGTTGGGAGTTCTATCACACTTTTCTGTTCTTTGTAAAATGCTCGATACTGTGGAAATAGTGTGAATAACTTTCTAAGAGTAGACTGTTGAAGTATTTTATATGAAGGTGCAACTATGAGTCCATCCTTTGTAGGGAACTCACTAATCTTCTTAATTGACCAAACAGCACCAGTATGCGTCTTTCCTGACTGTACACCAGCTATAATCGCACAGAATTGTTTGCGAAAATTATAAGCTGTGAATTGTTTATCAAAAAGTTTATATGTTACCTGAGTTCTATCGTCCATTATTTCTCTTGTTTAATATCTCCTGATTGGTATTTCTCTACAGAAAGAGTTACAGGTAAAGTATGTTCTAAATCAATCCTTTCTTTTGGTTTACCCATAATATGAGAAATCAAATATTCCAGATTCTTTCTATCTGGTTCAATATCGTAAATCATTACATTCTTTCCTTTATATTTCTTTGTTTTTCCTTCTCCTAAAGCTAAAACAATCTCGGTCTTTACGATTTTTTTCCAATCTTTTTTGACCTGTTTCTTAAATTCCTCCTGCATACGCTTCTCTATCGTTTTCCATGAAACAGACCCTTTAGGTCTACCACCTTTATCTTTTATTTCTTCTTTAGCCATTGTTTAAGTTTTTTATATAATTTAGTTACGAGTTGTTTTCTGTCTCTAATTCTCTTTTCTCTCTGTAAGTTCTTCCATAACTTGTCAGAAAGATGGAATTGTGTTGATATATTCTCGTCATTTAGTTGTTGAGTTGTGAGTGACATAATTCTCTAGTCCTGATAAGAACTCCACTTACCATTAGAAGTTGTTCCATTTGATATTGTCCCATAATTTGGAGTTGTATAAGTCCCAGAATATGGATATTGATTCACAGTTATCGTTCCCTTATAAGGATAAACTGTCTCCCATTCATTATTCTCTAATCCTCTAATTTCTGCTTTCGTTTCTAAAATCATCTTTTGTAATATCCTTTGTCATACTATTTATAAGTGTTTCTTTTTTGTCATTTTATATTTTCCAAAGTATGTTACGAGCAATTATATAATCTGTAAAATATCTATAATCTTTCATGCGACACTTAGTCCATTGAAATCTCTTTAATGCTTCTAATAATGTCATTCTATTTAAATCTTCTCCTTCATAATAAAGAAAATGTCCGATTTCTATTAACCAATGATATATAAGTTTTTTCATGTTAGTTGCTGAAACTGGAATTGCACCAGTGCCTCCTGGATATGAGCCAGGTGTGATACTACTTCACTATTCAGCGATTAGGTGGGGCAACACCTATAAATTAAATCAATCCTAATCCCTCTAATCTATCAGAAACTTCTTCAGAATAATCAGCTCCATTATCAATGTATCTTCCTATTTCAGAAATACATTTTTCATCAAGAGTAATTTTATCTGAAAGAACTCCTTTATCTTCTTGTTTCAATCCAATTTCTTCTTCTAAATCTTTGATAACTTCTTCAATTACTTCAATTCTATCATTGAGAACAATGATTTTGTCTTCAAGTAATCTAATCTTTGCAAGGTTGGCGATTGGGTCGTCATTTACAAATGCATCAATTAAAAGTTGTTTAGATTCAATTTGTGATTGTAAGAGAGTAATGGACTTTCGCTCTGAAGCGATTTCATCCTCTAATACTTCAATAGCATCATCGATAGGTTCAATCCTATCTTCAAACTTTACAATCTTTTTTTCTATCTTCTCAATCCAATTTTCAACTTGTTCAGCTCTCAAACCTTTTAGTTTAAGCGCCTCTATACTATTTTCAGCTATGAGTTTTTGAATCTCAAGTGATAGTATCTCTTTCTCTGTAACAATGTTTAATAGTTGGACGTTTAAAGCGTCTACTTCTGTTTTATCTACAACAGAAACATATTTTGTCTCAACGACAGTCTTTGTCTCTGTAATAGTTTCAATCTTTTTTGGCATAGCAAAATATCCCACTCCTACTGCAAGTGTTAATATCATGAGACCAATGAAGATTTTACTGTATTTTAACATTTATTTATTTTAATTATTTTACCGACCTATTGTGTTTTGTTCTATTCTTTTACGAATATTGAATAGACTATCTTAGCATAAGCCAAGACTATCAATCCTACTATCAAGACCCAATTAAGATTAGAGAACCAATCAATTCTAGCTAGGAGTAGACCTAAACCAATACCGACAAATCCTACTAATTTCATATCTACCCACGATAGCTTTTTCACTAATTTGTTGAAATATTCAAACATATTATTCTTTTATATATATTTATTACGACCTAGTTTTTACTATTTTTTTCTAAATTTTTCTAAATTTTCCCCTAAATTAGCACCCTTATTTACCATAGTTGGTATAATGGGGTATGGGTTGTATAAAAGGGGCTTGTGGGTACCATTCTGTGCGAATGGGGGGCATTGTG